AGCATGGGGCGACGCCTTGCCCGAATGGGTCGAGCGGCTGGCCGTCGAATGTGCGGCGTCATCGCAGAACCAGGTGGCGCAGCGGCTGGGCCGGTCGGCATCGTTGGTGAGCTGCGTTTTGCGCCGCAAATATACCGGTGACATGGCCGCGGTCGAGGATGTGGTGCGTGGCAGGCTGGAGGCATCGACGGTCGCATGCCCGGCCCATGCGAACCCGATCGCCTGGACGCGCTGCGAGGAGTGGCAGCAGCTGTCCCGGGTCTATTCCAACGTCAACAGCGAACGGCAGCGGATGTACCGCGCCTGCAACACATGCCCGTTAAACAAGCTCAGGAGGAAGACCGATGCCAAAGCGTAAGGGCTGCACGCCGCGGAGAGACCTTTACGTCAAGCTGCGGCAGGACGGTAAGAAGGTCGGCGAAATCGCCGATCAGTGCGGGGTGGCGTACTCCTCAGTTTCGTCAGCCCTGTCTGCCGCCCGCGCCGCCGGTACCAGCGTCCGGATGGCTGCCCCCAACCGGTTCATCGGCGACCGGCGTGCGCGCCTGCATGTGACGCCGTGCACCCGTAAGCATCTGGACGCGCGGGCCGAAATCCACGGCATGACGGCACATGATCTGGCTGACAAGATCCTGTCGCGCATCGCGCGCAGCGAACGGCTGGTGGCCGCATTTCTCAACCCCGAACACGGAGCGAACACATGAAAAACGAAATCCCCGCGGGCTACATGAGCGGCCCGGACGGCACGCTGGTGCCCAAAAGCAAGGTCAAGCCGCAGCACATGCTGGAGGACGAGATGGTGCGTCACCACATCGGGCTGGCGCGGTCGCTGAACGCGGCGCTTGCGCAGTTCAAGAGGGAGGCCCTGCAGAGTTCGGAGGATTTTCTTGATCTGCTTGCGCAGGACTACCAGATCGCGCGTGGCGGGCGGAAGGGCAACGTGGTCTTCCGCAGCTATGACGGCACGCTGGAGATGCAGGTGTCGGTGTCAGAGACGCTTTCGTTCGGTCCGGAGTTGCAGGCGGCGAAGGCGCTGGTGGACGCGTGCATCGCGCGGTGGAGCGCTGGCAGCAGTGACAACCTGCGGGCGCTGGTCGATCACGCCTTTCAGGTGAACAAGGCGGGCCGGATCGACACCCAGCGGGTGCTGAGCCTGCGGCGGCTGGACATCGCAGAAGAGGAATGGGTCAAGGCCATGAACGCAATCGGCGACGCGCTGCGCGTGCATTGTTCCACCACCTATGTGCGGTTCTACCACGTGAGCGAGAGCGGCGCGCGCGCCGCGATCCCGCTCGATCTGGCGAAGGTCTGAGCGGATGAAAATTGAAGAATTCGAAGCCGTGGAGAGCGAGGCGATGAGGCTGATTTCGGTGGCGGAGGGCGACAACGTCCGGTCCAGGGCCATTTTTCACGCGGCAGCAGTGCTCGCGGTGTCTCAGGCTGCCGAGTCAGAGGATGCTGAGAAATGCTTGAATGGCATCCTGCACTACGTTTCGGGCGTCGCGAATTTGCAAGTCAAGCTCCAGTTGCTAAAAAAGGGAGGGCGCGACCGATGAGCCGTAACTTGCAGAAACTGATCCATGTGGGCTGTCGCGAACTGGGGATCGATGCCGACATGCGGCGCGAATTGCAGGTTTTGACCACCGGCAAACCCAGCATGGCCGACATGACGGAAACCGATCTGACCGCTGTGCTGGACGTGCTGAAGGATCGCGGGTTCCAGCCAGGCGCATTCAAGGGCGGGCCGCAGCGTCATCCGCGGGCGCCGCGCGCCGATCTGCGCCTGGTGCACGTGCTGTGGGCCGCGTTGGGGCGTGCGGGCAAGCTGGACAAGCCGGGGCGCGTGGGGCTGAACACGTTCGTGCGGCGGCGGTTCGGCGATGCCTGGGGATCGGTGCCCGCCGATATCGACATGCTGCGCGACGCCGCGCAGATCAGCGCCGTGGTCGAGGCATTGAAACAATGGTGCGCCCGTGAAGGCGTGCCCGTGGATCGGGCGCGGTGATGCGGCGCCGGTGCGAGATATCCGACCACGCCCTGCTGCGCTATATCGAGCGCGTGCTGGGCTATGATGTCGAGGGGCTGCGCGCCGAGATCCAGCGGCAGGTGCGCCCGGCCGTCGAGGTCGGCGCCAGCAGCATCCGTGCGGACGGGTTCGTCTACCGCATCCAAGGCGACATTGTGGTGACGGTCTACCGGATCGGCAGCCAAGACATACACGGCCCCCGCGCCAAGCGTGGCAAGGCGCGCCGTGGGTGACTGGATAGGCCTTGCCCGCGAGATCGTCGATCTGATCGGCGAACCGGCGGCGGTGAAGCTGCTGGCCGCACGGGGCGGAACCGAGGTGTTCATCCCGGACCAGGTGACGGACAGCAAACTGTCGTCGATTGTCGGGCTGCCCGCAGCGGTGAAATTGCGGGAGCATTTCGGGCCGGGGCCATTGCGACTGCCCACCGGATCGGCGCGCGGGGCCGGGGCGCGCCGCGCGCGGGCGATGCAGATGCTGCGCGAGGGCGCCACGACCCGCGAGGTCGCCATGGCGTGCGATCTGCACACGCGCACAGTCGAGAATTACAGCGCGCAGATGCAGCGGGTGCAAGATGCCCGCCAGACCGGGTTCAACTTCTGAGACTTGACACAGCGCGCCCGGTTCTGGCAGCGTTCGACAAGTCCAGTGCGGCACCCCCGAAAACGTTCGGGGCGCACGCAACCCCCGATAGCATGACAGTTTGATCCCGACACGAAAGGGATCACCGCATGCGAATGCTCAACGAAATCACGATCCACGGTTCGGTCACCAGCCGTGACTGGATGGCGAGGCAATCGATTGAGGAGAAGGTCGCCGAGATCCGGCGCTGGCATCTGGCGCGTGGGTTCAACGACATCGGCTATCATTTCGTGATCGACCGTGACGGCAAGATCTGCCGGGGGCGTGACGTGGAACGCGTGGGCGCAGGCGTCGCGAACCAGAACACCGGCAAGATCCATATCTGCCTTCTGGGCGGACTTGACGGGCACGACAACGATTGGTTTGCCTCCCATTACACGCTCTTTCAGGACAGTGCGCTGCGCGACCTGATCGAGGTCCTGTGCCGTGAATACGGCAATCTGGCGGTGCGCGGCCACAACGACCACGCCGCCACGGCGTGCCCGCAATTCCAGGTGGCGGATTGGCTGGCGCGGGTTCCGCACGTCCCGCGCGTCCCACGCATACCGAGTGAGGCCCGTGCTGCAATTTCCCAAGAACCATCGATACCCGTCTGGCTGGTGCGCCTGATCGGCTGGCTGAAAGGACGCATGTCATGACTGAACACAATTTGCCCCCACTGAACGCCCTGCACGCGCGGTCGACCTATGCGATGCTGCTGACGCTGATCGTGCCTCTGGCCAGCCTGTTCGGGATCGACCTGCTGGGTCTGCTTGGCAGTATTCCCGCCCCGGCCGAGATCGGCCCCGCCGCCGACAGGCTGACGGCGATCGCGACCATCGCCACCGCCACATGGGCCTATGCCGAGCGGCGCCGCCCGAAATTCGCCATCGACTGGGGTGCTGCGGCGCGGAGCGTTGCCAGCACGGTCGTGCGGTCCGGCACCCCGCGATGATCGTTGACTTTGACACGGTGCTCAGGACGGCGACGTTCCTGTTGTCAATCACGGCGCTGGTCGCCGCGTGGATCGCCACGCGGCGCAGTGACGTTGAGGAGCGGTTCAAGAAGAAAGCCGACCTGATCGAGGCGCAGCGGGTGCGCACCGACGCCGTCGAGATGCGGCTTAGTCGGGTCGAGCAGCATGTGGCCAGCATGCCGGGGCATTCGGAGCTGCACCGGCTGGAAGTCAACCTGACCCAGATCAGCGGAAGCCTGAGCACCATGAACGCCACGCTGGAAGGGCAGCGCGAGATCATGACGCGCCTGGAGGCCATGGTCGGGCGTCATGACGACCATCTGATTGGAGGCAATAAATGAGCTACGCGGAAGATCTGCGCAAACACCGCCGCCTGGCCATTCTGCGGCACCTGGAATTATCGAGCGGATACACGTCGAACGCGGCGATGCTGGGCGATGTGCTGCAACGCGTCGGGATCCGGTCCAGCCGCGATCTGATCACGACAGAATTGGCGTGGCTGCGGGAGAACGGCTTTGTGGTGTTGAAAGAAAGCGACGGCTTTGTGGTTGTCACGGCGACCCAGGCGGGCGCCGAGATCGCGCAGGGTGTGTCCACCCACCCCGATATCCAGCGCCCGAGCCCGAGCGCCTGATGCCTGCGCCCCGCAAAGTGGACCTGCTGCCGTCCGAATTGCGCGGGTGGCTTCAGGACGAGCTGATCGCCTGTGGCTTTGGCGATTACGAAGGCATTGCGCAACGGCTGGCCGAGAGGCTTGAGGAAGGTGGGCTTGAGCTGCGCATCGGGAAGTCGGCGATCCACGCCTACGGTCAGGACTTCAAGGGCTATGCCGAGGCACAGCGGCAGGCCCAGGATGAAATCCGCGCGTTTCTGGAAGAGGCGAGCCTGAAGGACGAGACCGATGTCACCCGCGCCCTGTTCCAGCAGCTGACCACGCTGCAGTGGCGTTTGCAGATGGCGCTGGCCGCACCTGACGCCGACGTGTCGCCGCGCGCGATGAAGGATCTGACGCAGGCCCTGAACAACCTGATCCGGTCAACGTCGCTGAGGGACGCCATCCTGAAGGATGAACGCGCGCGCATCGGGGAACGGATCGACCGGGCGGAAAGTGCCGGGGATCTGGACGTTGCGGCGGCGCAGAA